AGATAAAATATGAAAATTAAATTGTTAGACAATAAAATGTACGACAGGAATTTGTTGTTAGACAATATGCAAGATGACGAGTTTTACTATGGAGAACTCAACAAACTAGCGTTGTCAAGTACAAGTATTAAACTTCTGTTAGATAGTCCAAAAAAATTTTACTATGTTACTAAGTATGGAGAAAACTTAGACACGCAAGGTATACGTGACGGCAGGTTGTTCCACACTTTAGTATTAGAACCAGACAAGTGGGATCAGTTTCATTTTGTAGATGTAGCAAGTAAAAACACAAAAGCATACAAGGAAGCAAAAGCAGAATATGGAATAGTATACACTAGAACAGAAAAAGAACAGGCAGAAAAGTTGGCTGATCAATTACTTAGAAATAATTTAGCTACATCTTTTTTACAAGATAGTGAGTTTGAAGTACCTGCGATTGATTTTGTAGAAGGACTTCCGTTTAGGGGAAAAGCAGATGTATTAGGTAGTAGTATCATTGATTTGAAAACTACAACAGATATAAAAAACTTTAAGTGGAGTGCTTTAAAATATGGATATGATGTGCAAATGTATTTGTATTGTCAGTTGTTCCAAAAACAATACTATGATTTTAAATTTATAGTAATAGATAAAGGTAGTGGAGACATAGGTATTTTTGATTGTAGTGAGGAGTTTTATTTACAAGGCAAAGAAAAAGTTAAGTTTGCGATCCAAAGATACAAAGAGTATTTTGAAAATAAGAGTTGGGAAACTACTGAGATATCGGAAAGTTTAGATGAATATGTAATAAGGGAAATTTTATGAATGTACAACAAAAAAGATTTGCAGAAAATGTTTGCAAGTTAACAGGTACAAATGTTTTTGAAAAAACACGAAAGCGTGAAGTAATAGAAGCAAGATCTTTATTAAACTGGTTATATAGAAAAGTATGTAAAATGACTTATCACTCTATTGCAAGGTTGTATAAAAAGCAAGGGTTAAATATGGATCACGCAACAGTTATTCACTCAGTAAAAAATTATCAGATGTACGAAAAGTACAATAGGGGTTTGTATGAAGTTAGAATGTTAGTTATGTCCTCAGATAGAACTGCAACAACTGAGATCCGTAAAGAGTTTATAAGTGAAAACATAAAAATAATGGATAGTGATGTTGTAGACGATGTTTACGGCATAGTATATAATAATTACAAATAAAAAAAATGGAAATAGTACAACGTAAAATCAATGAGTTAAAAAGTGCTGAGTATAACCCTAGAACCCTCAACAAAAAACAATATAAAACAATAAAAACAAGTATAGAAAAATTTGGTTTCGCAGAACCAATAGTGATCAACACACACGAAGGTAGAGAGGGAGTGATTATAGGTGGACATCAAAGGTACAAAATTGCAAGAGATCTAGGTATGCAGGAAATACCTTGTGTAGAATTAAAATTAGATATAGACAAAGAAAAGGAACTTAACCTAAGATTAAATAAAAATGTAGGTAGTTTTGACTATGATATGTTAGCAAATTTATTTGAGAAGGAATTTTTAATGGAAGTAGGTTTTGATGAAAAAGAGTTAGGTATGTTCCTAGATGAATTTGAAGAGGAATTTTATTCTTATGACAATAGTAATGCAGAGTTGCCAATAGTACCAAAGTTTAGTGAAAAACACGATTGTTTAATAATAGTATCAGACAACGAAATAGATACAACTTTTTTAGAGACAACGTTTAATATACAAAACGCTCAATCATATAAAAACACAAAAACAGGTAAAGCAATGGTAATCAATGTAAATCAAGTAAGAGATCAATGGATAAAGTCGAGATAAAAATAGTTATACCTTCACACTTAAGGGCAGACAATGTGATCACAAAATACGCAGTAGACAACGCAATTATATGTGTACCAGAAAGTCAAAAGGAAGAGTACGAAAATCACAATATCGGATCAGAAGTAGTAGCACACCCAGATAGTATAAAAGGGTTAACAATGAAACGTCAATGGATATACGAAAAATTTAAAAACGTATTAATGTTAGATGACGATGTAATGTGTATTAGAAAATTATATACTGAAATTGGAGAAAGCGAAAAAATGCAACCAGATGAGGTGTACGAAGTAATACAATATATTGGTAATATAGCCAAGTTAATGGGTGTATATTTATTTGGCTTAAATAAAAATGCAATACCTGCAACCTATCAAGAGTTAAAACCTTTTCAGATGACAGGTTTAGTTAATGGGGGTGCATTAGGTATGCTTGAGGGATCTAAGTTAGAATTTAACCCAGAGGGGACAGTGGTTGAGGACTATCAGATTAGTTGCGACAACGCATATTATCACAGAAAGTGTCTAGTAGATTTACGTTTTGCTCCAGTATACAAAAATACTTTTATGAATAAAGGGGGGTGTAGTCAATACAGGACAAAAGAAATAGAAAAGCAAGATACCCTTTGGCTAAGAAAAAAATACGGAGAGGTTATCGATCTAAAAAAAGACACAGTTTTGTCCAAACGTAAGCACGAATATATGCGAACTTTAAACGTACCATTTTGACAATTCTGTAAACTTTCGTATATTCGTATTTAATAATATCAAAAAAAATATAGTTATGAGTTATCAAATGCGTACAGCAAAAGGTTACGATTTTTTCGAGGTGTCCTCATCTTTTCAAAAATCAATTCGCAGGTGTCTCGAGGACGATGCGTTGTATTGGGCAATCGAGTTGTGGAACTCCAATTACAAGGAGTATGTTTGGAAGCGTATGTTAATTATTGCAAGTGAGGACGTAGGTTTAGCCGATCCAAATATGTCTACAAATATCTGGTGTTTATATCAAACGTACTTATTTTTAGCAAAGAAAAAAGACAAGCATTGTCCAGAAAAATTACAATTTGTTCAAGCAGTTGTAATGTTAGCACGTTGCAAAAAATCACGTTATGTTGATATGGTTCTAGCCGAAAAATTTATGTCTCACGATACAACCGACAAACCAATTCCAGAGTATGCTTACGATATGCACACAAGGAAGGGACGTTCACTTGGACGTACAGGCAAAGCAGGACTTCAACACTTTTACGAAAGTTCAGCAAAAATCAACAATGTTGGCGATGTTGCAGGAGAGCAGGAGTTGTTTGACAGAGTAAAAGCAATGTCGATCAACGATTGCAAACCACAAGTGCCAGTCGATCTATTCGACACAGACGAGTAAAATGGAAAAAGACAAAAACAAAAGAAAGGAAATACCTCTGTATAGTGGACTTGTGAAATACTTTCCAGATGCTTTATGCGAAGTAGCGAAAGTAAGTTTAGCAGGAAGCAACCAACATCACCCAGATAAAGAATTGCATTGGGACAGGAATAAAAGCAAAGACGATCTTGATGCACTTATGCGACATTTGCTAGAAGCAGGTAAGTATGACGATGACGGAACAAGACACTCAGCAAAGGTAGCGTGGAGAAGTTTAGCAAATTTACAAAAAGAAATAGATGAAGAGTAAAGATAAGTTTTTAGATAATTTTAAATTGTCGTTAGGAAATATAAGTATAAGTTGTGAAGCGTCTGGTATTAGTAGGCAGACATATTACAACTGGAGAAAGCAAGATCCAGAGTTCTCTCAACTTTGTGAGGATATAGAAGAAAGAAATTTAGATCTAGCAGAAATGAAATTGTTAAGTGCAATTCGTGAAGGTAAAACGGCTGAGTTATTGTTTTACTTAAAAACTAAAGGTAAGAAGCGAGGTTACGTAGAGCGACAAGAAATAACTGGTATAGACGGACAGCAATTATTTGAGGTAAGAATTATAGATACAGCAGAGCAAATTGAAGATATTACACACGAACAAAGTATTCCGTCACTTACAGACGGACAGGAATAAGATAATCGTTGAGCAGGGTGGTACACGTTCTGGTAAAACGTATAATATTTTGTTGTGGATCATTTTTGCATATTGTCAACAAAACAAAGGTAAGATGATCACAATAGTAAGAAAATCGTTCCCTGCTGTAAGAGGTACAGTAATGCGTGATTTCTTTACAATCTTAAGGGACTATAAAATGTACGCAGAGGACTACCACGCAAAGACAAGTAGTGAGTATATTATAGAAGGTAATACAATCGAGTTCATATCACTAGATCAACCTCAAAAAATCAGAGGAAGAAAAAGGGACTTGCTATTTATCAACGAAGCCAACGAGTTAAATTATGAAGATTGGCAACAGTTAATTTTTCGTACAGGAGAGCAAATCATATTAGATTACAACCCCTCAGACGAGTTTCATTGGATATACGACAAAGTATTGTCACGAGACGATTGTTCTTTTTATCAAACAACGTACAAAGACAATCCGTTTTTACCTCAACCTATTGTAGAGGAGATCGAAAGGTTGCAAGATACAGACGAAAATTATTGGAGAATATATGGTTTAGGCGAAAGAGGACAAAGTAGAAGTTTGGTATTTTCTTTTAGCACAGTTACAT